TCAACTTTTACCTGAGTTGTTACTTTTTTAACTGGTTTTCCATAAGATTTAACAAGATTTGTATTTATAGGGCGTAAATCTCTGGGACATTGCATTAATATATTTTCTGTTTGAGTGTCCTCATAAACACCCCTGTAATCAAATCTTTTATATTTAATCAATTCTTTTCCTTGAAGTAATAATTTTCTTTGTTCTACGCTTAATAATGCCATAATTTCTAATTAAAATAAACTAGATCGCCACCTCTATAATTTCCACTTGATTTTTTAGGTTGCGACAAAGTTAATGAATCTAAAACTGAACCACTTGAATTTTTAACGCTTATAGTAACGCCTCTAGTTCCAAAATCATTTGGAGGGTAATTGAATTGCAGTGTGCTTGGACTGTCTCCAATTAATGTGACTTTATCACTATCATCGTATGGTTGGAAACTAATAAATTGAAAAGTATTAATTCTAAGCCAACCGCTACCATGACCAGTCCAAGTACCTAGTTCAACAATTACTTTTCCTGTATAAGTAACTTTTGCTTTTATAACGCCACCATGAGCTGAAATTGTGTTTGCACCATTTGGATTAATACTCGCTGTTGGTGATGATCCATCACTTGGTGCACCTTCAATTTTTAAAGTAACTGTTTGATCCGATGCTCCAATTCTGCAAAAAACTTTTACTGGGTAAGTGTTATATACTATATCTGGACTAACATTTTGAAGTAGTAAATCTTGATCAAAAAATGATGTATCAACTAAAATATCATTTGGAGGCGTATAACTACCAACAATAACTCCAGAAATATCTGAAGTCCGAGCAAATTCATATCCAGAATCAGCTGTTAATGTTACTTTATTTCTATGTTGAGTCCCTTCAACGCCAGTAAATGTCATTGATGATTTGTCGGCTGTTGTTCTTGTTGAACTATTAGTTATATTAACAGTTGTTGTAAATTGTTTTTGTGTTGGTGATCCGTTTAAATGCAAATAGTCAATTGCTCCTCCAGATTGCAACGTCAAAGTTGCTTCAACTGTCATTCCATGTGCTGGGCTTGTAATAATCGTTTTTGTTAATCCAGTTAAATATGAAGGTGCACCAGAGTCAACTGTTTGCCCAGTTGTCAGATCGGCTTGTAATAAATCAGTTGAGTTCCATTTATACTCACTTGGAGAGGTATTTCTAATCCAAATATAAAATCTAAATGTTACTGAACTGCCAACTTCTGATGAACTAAATGGATGAGTAAATCTCATTGGTTGACATTCAGCTTTACTTAAATTATCAGCATAAACTTGAATGACATGATTTCCACCATTCCCAGAGCCAGAACCAGAACCTATTGTTAATGACTTTGAATCTGAATCGCTGCCATGCGTATTTGTACAAGTAACCGCAAGGGCTTGACCATTATGACCACTTTCAGCTGTAAAACCAACTGTGGGTTGAGTTCCAATTGCCGAACCATTTAAAGTCCAACTGTAACTGGTTATATCATTTCCTGTATTTGTTACCCAAAAATACCATCTGCTCCCAACTACTTTTGTTGTAGCACCTACAATTGCAATATTTGGAGGTAAATTTTGATCTGTGTCTGTGTCCTCTCCAACATCAACATCATCATTGTAATCTGTATCTGTTTCAACATCAATATCAGCACCAGATGGACAAATTGTTGCTTGATCAAGGCGATAATCAATTACAGATGAATTATTAATTATATACCATTTACCATAACTTTGAAAAATCCTTGAATTTGTTGTTTTTAAAATAATTGACAAAACATCTTTGGCGGTTCTAAAATTTAATTTAGAATCCATGAAAGCAACATCGCTTATTGTAATATCATGAAAAATTGTGTCATTAGCATTTCCGCCAACTTTTCTTGTGTCATTATTTACATAAATATCAAAACGATGTCCTGTTTTTTTAAGTATTTCATAAACATAATACCAAAGAGATTTTACATGATTTGTGTCATCTTCTTCAGAACTTGTTATTGTAAAACTTGGTTTAAAAGCTGAGGGAGCATCAAAACCAGATAATAAACCTAAACCACATACCGCCTCTAAACTTACTGGATATGGATTTGAGGTAACAGCTTCTTGCCACCTATCAACAACAACAAAACCCTCCCAGTATGATTCCCAAAATACAGCATCCCCAAGTTTAGAGTCAAAATTAGTTTCTAAAAAATCTGGTTTCATTTCTAAATCTTCATAAAGATCACCAGAACTGGTATAATATAAAACTTTGACTTTATATTCCCTTTCATCACCTTTAAAAAAATCATCATATTGAGCTGAATCTGTAACGTAAAAATTCAATTTACATCTTGATCCAATTAAAGGAGAGTACATATCATCATTCCCTTGATAAATTATTTGAATAGGGTTATCAGTTCCAATAATATTATATATATCCCCATCATAATTTTTCTGTAAAATTTCAAGTTTTAATGGGCGATCATAATTATCTGTAAAATAAAGTTCATATTTTACATTGTACTCATTTCTTAATGTTGTTGGTGCTGCCACTATTTATTATGTTATTCTATCCCTTTCGGTGTTTGCTCTTTGTAATGCAACAACCAAATCTTGTCCTCTAAGAGCAAATTCACCTGTTACATGAGTTGATCCAGATTTATTCATATATGATTGTAATTTGTTAAGCGGTGCAATAACCTCTGGATTATTTCTTGCACCTAGATACTCGCCAACTTGTACAAGTGTGGGCGACGATACAATTCCACCACTTGCTAAAGATGGGGGTTTTCCTCCTCCAAATGCTGAAAAAACTCCTGCAAAAGCTGCTGAATTTTTAGATGCACCACCTCCACCTCCTAATTTAAGTCCAGATAAATTTCCAAATATTTCCTTAGCACCTCCAGCACCACCACCTAAAAGAGCTGATAAAATTAATGCTGTTGCTGCTGCTGCTGCTAATTTAACAATCAATTGTTTTACTGCATTTATTAATGTTTTTATAAAATTTCCACCACTACCTAAAGCTGTAAATGAATCCATTAATGCTCCTCCTAAATTATCAGCTGCCCATTGAGCATTATCCCCCATTTCGCTTAATTTATTACTAAATAGAAAAAATTTTTCTTGTAATTCTTGGGTCAAAACCCCACCAACTGACTGAAAACCAGTCACTAAATTAGTTGATGCAGATGAATCATCTCCTCCAGTAAGTCCAGAGCTAAATTGTGAACCTCCTAATGAAAGTCCAAAAGCTTTTTTGGTTGCATCAAACATTGCTTGAAATGAATCTGTAACCTCATCTGCTGTTCTTCCTAATAATCTACTGCTATTTAGATATTTTCCTAAAGCATCCTCTGTCGCACTCCAATCTTGTGTTGCTAATTTATCAGCTTCTTGATTTAAACTCTCAATTTCGCCTTCCATTGTAGCGATATCTTTTAAGCTTTTGCCTATAAATTGAGTCCATGAACTTGTATCTTTTTGCCCTGTAAAAATATCCCAAGCCAATTTTGCTGCATCAGCAATTGTGCTAAAAGCATTAACAACTCTTGTTCTTAATTCATTTGTAACTTTTATCCATCCCCAGAAAAAGTCCCTAACTAATTGAGATGTATTATAAAATTCAATAAATTTATTATTAACTTTTGCAATAAATTTTGCAATACTATCCCAATTTTTAACAATTATAGTTGTAATAGTTGCAATTGCAGCTGCAACAATTCCAATTGGTGATGAAATAACTGCGGCTAAAGATGCTAATTTTCCAAATCCCCATAATAAAGGACCAATTGCTCCCACCGCAAGACCAATTGAAATGCTCAATTTCACCATTTCAGAATCCATTGAACCAATTGACCTTAATACATCTGTTGCTGCACCAACAATTTTTTGCATTGCTGGCAATAATAATTTCCCAAATTCAGCTAAGGCGATGTTTAAATTATCTTTTAAAGTTGACCATTGACCATGAAAAGTTTTTGATAATATTTTCATACCATTGTTAAACTTTCCACCTTCTGAGGTAGCGTCTGAAAATGCTTTTGTTAAAATATCAAATGTAATTTTTCCCTCTGATGCCAAGCCCATAATTTCGCCCTCAGCAACATTCATCGATTCTGCTAATAATTGTAAAATAGGAATCCCATTATTAATAAATTGCCTTAGATCCCTTGTCATTACTCTCCCCTCAGCTGCAGCTTGACCAAAAGCAATTGTTATTCCACTAATGTCCCCGCCTGTTACAGCAGCAACATCACCAAGCATTTTTAAATGTTTAAAAGCATCTTCGGCACTAACACCGAAACCCATTAATGTATTGTTTGCTTTAACTAAATCCTTTAATTGAAAAGGCGTTTGTGCTGAGAATTTTTTAAGGCGTTCAAATGCTTCTCCTCCCTTTTTTGCACTTCCAGTTAAAACATCAAGTTGAACTCTTAAACGCTGAAAATCAGCAGCCGCTTTAACAGTTGCAATACCAGCAGCAGCAATTGGAAGTGTCAAACTCGTTGTTAGCTTTCTGCCAACTGTTGACATTTTTGAACCGAAAGCATTTAAACTTGAAGATGCTTTGTTTAAACCTCTTGTAAATTGTGATGAATCTAATATTAATAATGATCTTAATCTTTGATCAGCCATTTCTTGTTTTTTTGTGAATTATAACCACAAAGATAATAATTAAATCTCTAAGCCAGATTCTTTCATTTTGTCTAAAAACTTACTTAATGATTCTGGTGATGACTTAGGTTTAAATGGTCTTTTCATGTTGTCTTGCGGTAAACGGAAAAGCTGTTCTGGTTTTTTCATTTGGCTACGTTTTTGACAATTTACGTTGTGGATCATTGTCGCCAAATATCTTGTCTGTTCCCAAGCAATGTTTAATTTAATAACATGAGATTCCCCTATAAGAGTATTTTCTTTCCAAGTATTTTTCCAAAAATCGTTGGGGTTCATGCCTACTTGACCAACATAAAAATCAAGTAAAGTTTCAAATGTTAGTTTTTCGGCTGTTGCTTTTTTTCAGCTTCAGTTGTTTCTGGATTTCTTTCAATTCCCATGTTTAGATCATTGCCTAAAATTCTGGATTCCATCATTGCAGTTGTAATTTTTTCAAATTCTTTTTGATCAAAATCCTCCAGCCATACACCAACTTTAAAAATATTATAATCAATGTCTTTGCCTTCTTCTTGATCGTATGCTAGTAATCCACTATAAACCAATGCTCTAATTGCAGAAATAGAAAAGCCACTCTCAAATAGTTTTCCTATTTGATCAAGTGGCGTATTCATTTCTTCGGTAAAGTTAGCCCAGAAATTCATGCTAAAGTGCATGAACCTCTGTTTCCCACCAATGTTAATTGATAGATACCCTCTTTTTTTGTTTGCCATTTAGTAAATTTTTATTCAAGTATTACCTATGAATTATGAGTTGTCACTCTTTACAATACTACCAGTTAAAGTAATGCTTCCAGAATAAGTAACTGCATTTTCCATTTCAGCTGAAATTTCTAAAGAATTTAAAAACCCTTCAGCTGTGAAAATTGGTTCACCTGTTGCTACTGTTCCGAAAACACAAGTTAATTGAGTTCTTGCAAGTAAATACGCTGATAGAGCTTCTCCTCCAGATGAATCAGTGTAGTCAATTAAACCATCAAATGAAATTTCCCCACTCATAACCCCAGCGATATGCTCAGCGAAACCGCTACTTGCTTTCGATGTAGCTTCTGGGAGGTCATTTGAAAGTGATAATGTACAAGAAGTCGTGTGAGCAACTGTATTGCCTTCAACTTTAAGTAATAAATTAGTTCCGTTAAATACCGCCATTTTGAATTATTTTATAATTAGTAATTGTTTTATTTTAATTGTACAAATATACAATTTTATTTTTTCTTTTTATTAGCCATTTC